GCAGTTCATCGGCGGCATCAATTTCAGCCGCCTCCCTGCGCAGTTCACGGTCCTCACGACCGCATACCTGGAGCATGTCCTGAAATATAGCAAACCGGGCCGTCGCGGACAACCAAGAATAAGTGCCTCGGGGCGCCCTGCGGCTGGACGCAGTAATGCGATGTCCGCCACAATGGCTCAAGCCCGAGGGGTCAATCCACATCCACGAGGATTTCCGAGGAACCAAACATGAGCTTGAATAATATCCGGACCCCATTGGAGATCGCTCTGCACGCGATCACGCCGAAACTTCCAACACAATGGGAGAACACCGCTTATGCGCGGGAACAGGGTACAGACGGGGTCATGAAGCCTTGGCAGGAGGTGCGATTCCTCCTCAACGAACCCGACAACTCAACCCTGTATGATGGGTACCACCAGGAACGGGGGGTGATGCAGGTCGCCTTGCATTACCCGGCCTACGCAGGAGCCCACCCCGCCGCCGAACGGGCGGAATTGATCCGCGGGGTCTTTCGGCGGGGGGCGACCTTCACGAACGGGGGCGTGACTACTCAGATCGAGGCGACCCCGCGGGTCGGAGCCGGCATGGTCGATAGCGTCGAGCAAGAGTACGTCTTGCCGGTGTATATACGGTTCAAAACCGATGTATTTGCGTGATTTAGGGCTACGGTGTACGCTAGGCTTCGGAAGAAATAGTACCCCGCAATAAAAACCGTAACGGAGGTACCTAAAAACTCTAGGAGACGACTCAGATGGCAATCGCACAAGGCATACGAAAGCAGCTTATCGGTAAAAAGCAGTCGGGTTTGGGCGTACCCGCTTCCGGCGCATCCGCCCAGATTTTCCGTCGTGAAACCTCGCAGTTCATGATGGGCAAGGACACCTACGAGAACAACGAAATCGCGTCTCACCAGATGTCCACCGGCGCCACGCACGGTCTGCGCAAGCCGACCGGTAAGTTGAATGGGGTGCTGTCCCCCGGTACCTACGCCGCGCTGTTTTCCTCGCTCCTGCGTAAAGCCTGGGCGGCGACCACGGCTATCACGGGGGTCTCGCTGACCATTGCCGGTTCCGGCCCCACCTACACGGTGACCCGTGCTTCGGGCAGTTTCTTAACCGACGGGGTCAAGATTGGCGACGTGATCCGGCTGACCGTCGGTTCGTTGCACGCCAACAACATTAACAAGAACCTTCTGGTCGTTACCCTGACCGCGACGGTCGCCACGGTCATCGTGCTGAACGGCACGGCGATGAACGCGGAAGGCCCGATTTCCGGTTGCACCGTAACCGTGCAGGGCAAGAAGTGCCTCGTCCCGACCAGCGGCCACACGAATGACTACTGGACGTTCGAGGAGTGGTATTCCGATATCGCTCAGTCGGAATCGTATACTGACGCGCAGGTAGCGAAGGCGGATATCGGCCTGCCCGGCACCGGTAACTCGACGTGCAATTTCGATTTCGTCGCACTGGACCGCGATCTGGGGACGGCGTCGATCTTCACGTCGCCGTCTGCCGAAACGACGACCCCGGTGCTGTCCGCCGTGAACGGCGCGTTGATCTTCAATGGCGCAGTCGTCGGCCTGGTCACGGGTATCTCGCTCTCTATCGACGGCGGTATCTCCCCCCTCGGCGCGGTCGTGGGTTCGAACTCCTCGCCCGACACCCAGAAGGGTCGCATCAAGGTCTCCGGTCAGGTAACCGCGTATTATCAGGATGGCGTCATCTCCGCCCTGTTCGAGAACTCCACCGTGACGAACCTCGTGGCGGTGATGTCGGCGGATGGTTCGGCGACCTCAAAGTTCCTCGGGTTCACTCTCCCGGCGCTCAAGCTCATGGGCGACAGCCCGGACGATGGCGAGAAGGGTATCGTTCGCACGTACCAGTTTACCGCGGAGATCAATTCTTCGGGCGGTGCGGCACTGGCGAGCGATCAGACCATCATCTCGATTCAGGACTCGGACGCACCGTAATAGAAGGCCGGGACAGGGGGCATCTCAACACGCCCTCTGTCCCTTTCATGTAAGACGAGTACAAACGCAAGGGAGTACCATCATGTTGGATTTGACAAAGCTCGACACCGCCGCCGCGTGCGATAAAGGCGCGAAGATTTACCTCCGTCACCCCGTCACCAACGAAAAGCTCGATCTCTGGATCGAGGTCGTCGGCAAGGATTCGAAACGCTTCCAGGAAGCCTCTCACGCGAACCAGAACGCCCGGTTGCGTCGCGACGCCGTGAACGTTCGCCGCGGGAAGGAAATGGAAGTTCGCACGGTGCAGGACATCAAGAACGAAAACTACGACCTGCTCGCGAAGTGTACCCTGGGGTGGAACCTCATCGAAGGGGACTCGAAGATCCCGTTCACCCACGAGAACGCGGTCAGGGTCTACGAAAAGTATTCGTGGATCTACAACCAGATCGATGAGGCAATCGCGGATCTCGAAAATTTTATAGTAGCCTGAGCGACGCGGTCGCAGCGTTCGCTAAGGCAGAATTCAAGTTAATAGCGAAGCAGGAAGATGGAGCCACGTTACGTCAGCACCTTGAAAGGGTCCATGAGAATACGGGGGTTATGCCGCCACAGTTGGCAGAAGCCCCGGAACTGCCGGAAGACGGAATACACGTTTGGATGTACTTCTGTGAACTGAGCGCCGAGCGCGGCGGCGGGATGGGTCCGAATCCCATATCCAGCCGAGATATCCAAGCCTGGCACGAGTTGAACGGCATTCAGCTTGAACCTTGGGAGGTTCGGCTGATAAAACGACTGGACCGGGAATTTCTTTCAAGGGAAGACGGTAAGTGACCGACGATATCGCCCGCCTGCAACTCGAAGTGGATGCGACGCCCGTTCGCACCGCTACTGAGGCACTGAGGGAATTCACCGAGCAGGGAAAAACAGCCGAAGCCACGGCGGCGCGTCTCCGTGGCGCCCTCTCTGGTTCGTCCTCCCCCCGTACGGCAACGGGCACCGCGGCGGCTGCCGAGGAACGGGCGCGGCGTGTAAAGAAAGCGCAAGACGAAGAAGCCTCCGGAGAGCAGTACCTGCACGGCGTCATGCTTCGTTCCGCCGAGATGACCGGAACGTTGTATATCAGAATGGCGGAGCAAGCCGAACGCTCCGCGCGTCTCCGCATCGACGCCGAGAATCGAACCGTCGCCGCTTACGAACAGGCAGTTCGTCGGCGTGAGCAGGTAATGGCGCGCGCCGAGGCGGCGGCGTATCAAGAGGATAAACGCCGTGCACAACGCGCCGATGCGGAGATTCTACGTGCCGAGCGCCACTACAAAGCGCAGGAACGCCTCGCCGCCAGTCAGGCGCGTGATAACAATGTGTACTACCAGGCCGGTGTGCGCGATCCGAAGGCGCTCGCCGGCGATATCGAAGCCGTCCGCCGCGCGCAAGCCCAATTGCGGGAAGAGTACCGCGCCGGCGATATCGGGCTGAAAGAGTACGACCGCACGCAGGACCAACTGCTCCGTCGCATGAACCTGCTGACGGAGGGGAACGCCCGGCACCGGGGGGCGATCCGGCAGACGGCTGCCGCAATGGCGTCGCTGGCTTTCGAGGCCACCGGCGCGATCTATCTTGTGACGGCGCTCGGTACGACCCTTGCGTCGCCCGCGATCTTCGGGACGAAGCTCCTCGCCACGCTCGAAACGACGCGGCTCGGAATGGCCGGTATCCTCACGGCGATGGGGCGTATCAACGGTTCGACGTTCGATCTGCCGAAGGCGCTGGAACTGTCCGGACAACTGACGAACAAACTGGTTGTCGATGCGCTCCGGTTCGGCGTCAGCATCGACTCGATCGCCAACACGCTGCGCTCCACCATTGCTCCCGGTCTCGCCGCGGGCATGAACCTGAAACAGATTCAGGAGGTCGCGACTATCGGCACGTTGGCCGTGAAGACCATCGGTCTCGAATCGCGCCAGGCGGTGCAGGAAATCCGCGATCTCGTGGCGGGCGGCATCACCGCCGCATCGTCCACGCTCGCCACCTCCCTGAGCATCAGAGACTCGGACATCAAGCGGTGGCGCGAGGCAGGTAAGGTCTATGACGAACTCATGAAGCGCATGAAAGGGTTCGAAGAGGCCGGTGCCGAGAGCACCAAGACGCTAACGGGTGCGTGGGACCAGTTCAAGACGAAGCTGGCATTATTGCTCTCGGATGAAGCGGGGTTCAACGGCATAAAGAAAGCGCTGATCGATCTATCGAATTATATCGGAACGTTCAATGAAGCGACCAACCGGATGGAGTTCAATAAGGATTTGATCGAAACGGTTAAGGCGATGTGGGCGTGGATGCGTAGCGTGATCGACGTAGCACGCAGCGTCGGCGAAACCTTCGCGTTCATCATGCCGCCGATCAATCTTGCCTGGCGGACTCTGGCTACGGGAATCAATGTGGTATCGCTGTCCATAACGACTGTGCTCGACGCGCTGAAATCCGGTGCACAAGCCGCATGGGAACTCGTTAAGGGGAACACGGCTAGGGCGACCGAGGTCATGGACGAACTCGACCGGCGTAGCAAGAAACGCGCGGACGAACATATCGAACGAGTAAAGAGCCTATGGAAGACAGCGGAGCAACCGCCGCCCGCGGCCGCCGACACGTCCGAGGTTACGGGCAGCTCGGTTGCGTTGATTAATGCGGCCCGTGAACGCTGGAAAAAGTATCTGGAGGTTACCGCCGAGGGGGTAACTCAAGAACACGAGTTGCTGCAAGCCTCGTTCAAAAAAGATGCGGAGTTGATCGCAAAAGCGAAACTGGAGCGCCCGAAACCGACCGACAGCCGGTATAAGGGGGATCAGTCGGCCTATGAGACCGATCTCAAAGCCCACAATGAAATGATCCTCCAAGCGGAGCGTGATTTACGATTAGCGGTGACAGGGGCCGATAAAAAGTACAACGAGGAATTAGACCGCCTCAACAAGAAGGACAACAAACTCGACGCCTTCGAACAGTACCGCGAGCAGTTACAGGCTATCGCGGACCAGTCGGGCGAAACGATGAACCAGTCCGAGCGTCTACGGCTCGAACTGGAAAAACACCCCGAGAAGTATCTGAAGATAACTCAGGCACAACGACAGGAGTTGATCGCGCTCGCTCGTGACGTTGACGAGGTTGTGGCCGCTCGTGAGTATCTGAAGGAAGTCACGGGGATCAACGACCACGAAGGCAAGCAACTCGATAATTATATCGAGGGATTGAAGAAACGCCTGATTAAGACCTCGGAACTCAAGTCGGTCGAGGAGGCACAGTTGGCGCTACGTGAACGCCTGCTCGCGGTGAGCTTGGAGGAACAGGCCGCCAGCATCCGGGCGGCGAACACGGGGACCGATACGATCAGTCAGGCGAATCTTGCCCGTGCTCGCGAACTGGAGGAACAGGCCCGTAAGCACCGCGAGGCCGCGAGCCTCCACAATCAAATCGGCGATATCGAGGCCGGGTATGAAGCCCGCGACGCGCTAATCAAAGCGTCGAAGGATGTGGCGGATGCCTGGTCTGAAACGGCGAAATCGATCCGTGAATCCCTCGGCGATGCGTTCGGGGACACGGGGGCGTCGCTCAGTACGCTTATTGCCTCCTATGCGGACGGTAACGCACGCATCGAGGAGATCAATGCGAAGCGTCTGCAGGCGTTGAAGGACAACGTCGAGAACGAACAAGTCATTGAGCTGCGCGCGATGCGGGAGACCAAGGCGGCCGAGTACAATACGTACGCCGAAATGTCCGGTGCGGCTAAAGGATTCTTCGACGAGAAATCCGAAGCCTACCGTGTCATGCTTTCGTTGGAACGCGGGTTCCGAGTGGCGCAGTTAGCCATGTCTCTTTCGGCCATCGCCGCCAGTAAGGTCGAGACTGCGACTACGATCACCGATTCGGGTGTTCGGGCTACGGCCTATACGGCAGAAGGCGTCGCTCACGGGTTCGCGCAGACCGGAATCGGAGGATTCGCGGTGGCGGCCGGGATCATCGCTTTCATGGCGAGCATGGGCGTGAAGACCGGCGGCGGTTCGGGCGGGGGAGGGCGGTTCAGCGCGGAGAAGATGCAGACCGTGCAGGGTACCGGCACCGTGCTCGGCGATAGCAGCGCGAAGTCCGGCTCGATTGGCGAGGGCGTCTCGATCCTGGCATCCAACTCCGACGTGATGATCGACTACACGAGTGATATGGCCCGTTCCTTGCGTAAAATCGAGCAATCGATAGACCGCGTGGCGGCCGGGATCGCCCGCCAGATAGGGGTCAATGGAGGGATATTCGATTCGGGCACGCTGCCCCTGGGGACGACCGGTCGTTGGGTGAACTCTTCAGATGCCTCCATCTTCGAGAAAATCGGGGACTCCATCGGTAACGCTGTTTTCGGCGGTAAAAAGAAAACCACCCTGCAGGACCAAGGCATCCAGTTCGCCGACCAGACCGTCGGCGAGGCGGCGCAGTTTATCGATGCCTTCGCCTACCAGATCACGAAAACGGTTAAGGACGGCGGGCTCTTTCATAGCGACAAGACCTCCTACAAGACCTATAAGACCGATCTCGACTCTGAAATTCAACGGTGGCTGACGCTGACGGTAAGCGAGCTACGTAGCTCCGTGATCGAAGCGGCGCAGTCCATCGGCGTGACCGACGCGGCGGTTCGTATAGACGCCGCGAAGCTCGGCCTCGATAAACTTAGCTTAAAGGGTCTGACCGGCGACGAGATCACCAAGGCGATCACGGACGTCATGAGCGCCGCGTTCGATACGATGGCGTCGGAGGTTACGCCGGTGCTGCTCGACCTGCAGAAGGCAGGCGAAGGGCTCGGCGAGACGCTGCTTCGCGTGGCCGATGACTATGTCGGCATTGACGCCGCGCTTTCGTCCCTTGGCCTGCAGTTTGGGGCGGTCGGAGCGCAGTCGCTCCAGGCTCGCGAGCGTCTCGTCACGATGGCGGGCGGGGTGGATAACCTGCAACGCTCCGCTTCTGAATTTGCGCGCAATTTCCTGACCCCCCGTCAGATCACAACGATCCTGCAGAACCAGGTTACGGCGGCGCTTACGGCAGTCGGGTACGCCAACATCCGGACCAACGAGCAGTTCTACGACCTCGTCTCCAGTCTCGATCTCACTACGGAGGTCGGCGCCGAGACGTATATGAAGCTCATGGATGTTAGCGGAGCATTCGCCGAGTTGAACAAGCAACTGAAGGCCGTCTCGGACAAACGCCTCGATCTGGAGATTGAACTGCTCCGCGTGTCCGGCAACGAGATCGCCGCCATAGCGAAGGAACGGGAGCGCGAGCTGGCGTCTCTCGACGAGTCGCTGCGCCCGTTGCAGCAGCAAATATACGCTCAGGAAGACCTCAACAGAGCGTACGAAACCGCGTCGAGCCGCATGAAAGAAATGAAACTTCTGACGACCGATTCGTTCAAGACGATGCTCGACTACACCAAGTATCTGCATAAGGCGAACCGTGCGGGCGTTCCGGGGGCCGAGGCCGCGCTGCCGGCGACTCCGAGCAACACGTTCATCCCGGGCAAGACACCGACCTCGGCTGACAATCAGTTCATTGCCGCCATCGATAAATTGCGCGAGCAACTGGTCACCGGACAGATCGCTATGGCGGTTTACCTGCAACAGTCCGCCGCGATCTTCAAGCGTTGGGAAGCGGCAGGGCTGCCGGAGACGAGGCAAGTCGCATGATCTTCATAAAACCAATGGTAGTAAGCGATATCGCGCTGGTTTCGAGCAACGTCACCGAATTGACCTCGCTTGAGCCCCCGGCTTGGCGCCCGAACGCCTGGGTCTTGAAAAACAGCATGAACACGGCGCGCCACTATCATGCGGGGTTCGGAACGTCTGGCGCGGCGGCGGTATGCGGAGGTACGACGGGGTCGGACACCGCGAATACCGAGAAATTCAACGGAACCTCGTGGTCCTCAAGCGGGAACCTCACCGCGGCCCGTGATCGTCTTGCCGCGTGCGGGACGCAATCGGCCGGCCTTGCCATTGGCGGCCATACCTCTGCGGCGGTGGGCACAACGGAGAAATTCAACGGTACCACCTGGACGGCAACAGGATCTCTCGGCACGGCGCGCCTGCGGTTGGCTGCCTGCGGCACGCAGACGGCGGCGCTGGCGTTCGGGGGGTCTCCGGCGGCCTCTGCTTCGATTGTCACGGAACGATTCGACGGGTCGATCTGGACGTTCGGCGGGAGCCTGCTCAACGCGCGCTATGGCCTCGGCGGGTTCGGGTCTCAGACGGCCGCGGTAAGCGTGGGCGGCAACGACGACACCCCGGCCATCACCGTGTTCACCGAGGAGTATGACGGGGTGTCGTGGTCTACCACCGGAGTGTACCCCACGGGAATCGCAGACCTCGGATGCGCCGGCTCGCTCGATGCTGGACTGGGCATCGGGGGGTGGAACGGGGTCGCCGTAGGGCGAGCGTATGCGTACGAAAATGGCGTATGGGCTACCGACGCCTTGATGACCGTGGCGCGCTGGAGGATTGCAGCCTGCGGAGACGACTCCGCCGCGCTGGCCTTCGGCGGAACGACGACCGGGTCGGACTACCTCAATACGACGGAAGAGTACGTCTCGTACCGTGAAGGGGACCGCGTCTATGTTCTGCGCCCCTCGGCGACCGTTACCGTATCGATCGGCGGTCCTATGCTGGTGACCTGGGCCGGCCATCGGCTGCAGGCCGGAGTTCAGATCAAGTTTTCCACCACCGGTGCCTTGCCGACGGGGCTGTCCGCGGGGGTGCTGTATTTCATCGAGAAAGTCATCGACGCAAACACGTTCACGCTCACGAGTACCCAGAACGGGCAAGCCATCGTGACCAGCGGGTCTCAATCCGGCGTTCACACCGCCACGGCGATGCTTCACGATGTCTACGAGTCTCTGGAGAACCGTAATTTTGAAAAATGGCCGCTGGATGAAACAGACTGGTGGGCGCGCGTCGGGACGCTGAATCGGTGGGCTATGTTTGACAACGCCCTCTTTTCGCAGACCGTCAATCCGAGTTCCATCGACGTAACCTTGCAGGCCGTGGGGGTCTTGGACGCGGTCGCGGTGATGAACGTATCCGCCGACACAGCCCAAGTGATCGTCAAGTCCGGTTCTACTACGGTCTACGACAGCGGCGCAGTGAGCCTTGTCGTGGACGGGGAGCAGGTCACGGATTACGCCTTTACCGAATTGCCGTCTTCGTACAGCAACGTGACCGTGCAGATTATATTATCGGCCGCCGGACGAACCGTGAAATGCGGCGCGCTCGTCGCTGGGCAGCGAAAGAATATGGGGTTCACGCAGGCGGGGATGCAGCTCGGGATCTTGGACTACAGCGTGAAGCAGCGTGACGATTTCGGCAATTTCACTATTCTGGAGCGCGATTACAGCAAGCGGGCGACCATTCAAATGTGGTCCCCCAGTAATCAGGTGGACTCTATCATCCGCACTCTTGCCGCCTTTCGAGCGATACCGGCGGTCTATGTCGGCTCCGAGTTATTCGGGGCGTCCATTATCTACGGGTTCTACAAGGATTTCTCGGTTGTGGTCAGTTACCCGGAATACTCGGTAGTGAATCTTGAAGTAGAAGGGGTCACTTAACCCGTGGCACTGAACATCATACGGAGTGCTGTTACCCGAGCGACATCCCAGCGGCTCAAGGTCGTCGATGAGGTCGTGTATACGCTGCTGGGGGAGAAAGAAGTCCCGCCGCCGGATCGAGAGGCGATCCGAAAAAACCTCGACCTCTATAGCATCAGCCAGCTCTCCTCGAAGAAGGGAGCGACGTTCATCAAGACCGCGAACGGTCTTACGCTCCAGCAGGCCATTGACGACCTCGGGTCCGGGGGAACAGTCACGGACCTGAACGCGGGCGTGACCGTCACGTCGCCCTCTGGCGGTATTGTACTTAATGGGGGAGGCAGCATTCGGGGCGGTCAGACCGGGTATGACACCGGGGCCGCGGGCTTCTTCCTCGGGTATTCCGGCGGGGCGTACCGGTTATCCATCGGCGATCCGGCGGGGCACAAGTTCACTTTCGATGGGGTGAGCATCAATGTCACAGGTAACGTCACGTCGAGTTCCGGCGTCATCGGCGGGTGGTCGATCAGTGCGGCGGGTATCTCCAAGGGAAATGTAAGCCTGGACTCCATCAACGAGCGCATTCAGGTCGGCCCGGATGCGAGCAACTATGTCCGGATCAGCGCGGCCGGGTTGATCGGTGTCAGCTCTACCCTCGGTACCCTATTCAATCTCCCTACCAACGGGACGGCGCCTTCTTTCGCCGGGACGTTGACCTCCACCGCCGGGTCTATCGGCGGGTGGACGATCACAGCCAACGGAATCTCCAAGGGAAACGTTAATATCGATTCGGCCAATACCCGCATACAGGTCGGCCCGGATGCGAGCAACTACGTCCGTATCAGCGGCGCGGGTATCGTCGGTGTCGATGCGGTTTTGGGGACCACGCTTAGCTTGCCCACGAATGGGGACGCTCCGGTCTTTGCGTCGGGAATCATTCGGGAAGTCACGTTCGAAATGTATACTTCGGGCGTACTCAAGACCTCCGACGACCCCGCAACTGATGGCGGCGTGCTCATCAACAACACCGGCATTCGCGTTTACAGCCCCGATGGGTTTCCCTGGTTCGTCGCCACGGAAGACGGGCTCGACCTCTACAACGGTCGCAACATCAACGAAGGCGTACTGTCGGTTATCGACGGTGGGTTTGAATCCGGACAAGACCTCTGGATAGACCGCGCTCGAAGCAGCTCCGCGTCGTCCGGGTTCTGCGCGCTCAATGTCATCAACGCCCGAACCGGCGTCGGGTACTTCGAGACCCCAAGCGCCACTTCGAACACCGCTTTCTATTCGAAACCCGCTCCTGTGCAGCCGGGGGACAGGACGTTCTACCGCGTCTATCTCCGGCAGAACAGCACGACCGCTCCGACCTCCTCGGCGAGCATCCGCGCTCGTTGGTACGATAAAGACTTCGGGGTTCTGGCTACCACGGTGCTGGAAACCGTCGCGCCCGGCGGCTCGGAAGCCTCCGGTTACGTCGAGCATAGCGGGTATACCGCCGTCGCCCCGGCGAATTCTCGGTATTTCTCGCTTCGCATAGGGGTTGACAGTACCGGGACTGCCGCGGGGTCATGGTGGTGGGACGACCTTATGCTGGCGTCCGAGACGACACAACGGATGCTCGAACAGGGCGTGACAATCACGGGGGGCGGCATCACGTTGTCTGCAGGCGGTTCGATCAAGGGCGGACAAACGGCCTATGCCACGGGGACTGGTTTCTTCCTCGGGTACTCCGGCGGGGCGTACAAACTTAGCATCGGTGACTCCTCCAGCAACTACATTACATGGGATGGGTTTTCGCTCACCGTGAGCGGGCATGTCAAGGCCGGATCGTTCCAGGCGCCGATGCAGTACACGCGCGGGACGCACCTGACCGCAGCCTACACTTCGGGCGGGGGAACCCTCTCCCTTCGCGATACCGCGGATTTCCCCTCCAGTGGAAGCGCCATAACGCTCGGTTCCCCGAGTAGCGGCGAGCAAGATACGTTCTCGTACACCGGGAAAACTGCAACGACCCTCACGGGCGTATCGGGTCTGGCGAATACTCCTACTGGGACGGTGTGCGTACCCTTGAATGGCCCGAGCTTTGTCCTTCATCCGACCACGAATCGTACGTACCTCGTGGGCGACCCCGGCGGGGGTTATAGGTTGGTGGGGATGCTAGACCCGGACGCCGGCGGTGCGGGGTCGATAGCCTCTTTTGGAACGGACCTCGACACCACCTTTACCGGCGTTGGAGTGACCGGGGCATCGTATTCAGGGAATGGGACGGTCGGGTACGCCGTGACGGGGGCGGGAGTATTCGGACAGGCCACGGGTAACGGTTACGGCGGGAGGTTTCAGTGCCCCGACACCGGGAAGGGGCCGATTCAGTTATTCGCGTCCTCTTCCGCTGCCGCCCCCTCGCACTCTGCAGGGCAAGGGACGTTGTGGGTGACGAGCGACGGCATCCCCTATGTAAATACGAGCGGATCGACCACTTGGGAACAGATGGTCCCGAAATCTGCGGCCGACAGCACTACGGGGGCGCAAGACGTCTCCGGGTCCGGCACGTACGTTTTTCCGCGAGGGAATTGGTCGTACTATAGAAATGCCTCGCAAGCAATACTATACTTCAACGTGAACGGAACCTGGAGGCGGGTGGAGGATACCGGAGGCCAAGCCCAGGAGACTGTTAATTTCTGGTCCGATGGAGTCAACGCGAGGGTGTTGAACGAATCGGGTTCGACTCAAACTTTCCATTACCGTCATTGGAGTTAAACTAAAATGAGCCAAGTGACAGTCACCATCGAGCAGTTGAATCTTGAGGCCGCCTTGAGCAACACACTCGCACAGCGAAACGCCATGCTCGTCCAAGCCATCGGGCAGGTCGAGCAGTTGCGGATGCGTAACGAGGCACTGGAGAAGGAGTTGTCGGCCGCACGGATTTCCGGAAAGGACGACGGCAAATGAAAGACTTGGCGCTGCCCGGCGGGGATCTCTCGGAGATCGGACTGCTCACTCAACACAATTTCGATCTGCTCTCCCAGATCAACAGGAACTTGACCGAAAATTGGGAGAAACGGCAGGTGTTTCGTACGGAAACCGAAATGCGGTTCTCCGTGCTGAATGACGTTGACTTCCCGACGCGCGCCTCGAAATACTGGCAATGCGTACGGGAGCAGTCGAACATGCTCGATAACCTCGCCACGATCAGCTTCGACTACCGGCGAAACGAAGTTCGATTGAAGCGCCTGCAGAAGGATCTGACAGAAGCGGATAGCGCCTTCGATATCGAAGAAATAGAGATCGACATCGACGAGTGCGAGTACCGCCGGGCTTCGCTTCAACAGAACGCCAACGACCGAGTTCGAGAGTTGTATCTTTGGGCGCAGCTCATGCAGGAATTGAACGATGGTTCGTTCGACACAAAGAACCCCGACTCGCATCAACTCGAATCCTACATACAGATGCTGGAGCGCAGAGCGCAGACGCTTCGTTCCGCCCATGCGAGTCCGGCAGAAATCAACAACGTCATAGGTCCGCTGTCTACCGCACTACGGTTGCGGTCTGATAGAAAACAACGGCAATAAAAGAAAAACGGAGGACGACGGGAATGTTCGAACTGGTGAAACAAATAGGCTCAACGCTCCTCCGTTTTTCTTTTATTGCCGTTGGATGGATTCCCGAGATCGTCATAGAGGGTCGTAAGACGGGGATGCGGAAGACGAGCTACGTGGTCATCCTGTTGATGCTCGCCCTACCCGCCGTCGGGGTCTACGGGACAATCACGCTTGCCAAAGCGGACGACCTGCGTGCGCTCTCCAATCGTCTCGACGATGCGATCCTCAATTTCAACACCAAAACCTCGAAGATTCAGGCGAGCGTTGACGCATTGGTGAAGGTATCGCTTTCAAGTCAGTTGCGCGACCTGAAGCGGCGCCTCTGCGTATCCACGAATCCCCTCGACCGAAGCAGCATCAACGGCGAGATCGACCGCGTGCAGGATCAATACAAAGACCTCACCGGCGGTTCGTACGCGATCCCCCCTTGCTCGGAGCTGTGACCGTGAGCCGGACCTACCGTCCTAAATACTTCGTCCTGCAGGAGTACGTGCCGCCTGCGATCTACCAGAAATGGGGCGAAACCGCGTGGGAGTTCATCGACGAACGCCTGCTGATGATGGACGACCTCCTGCGCGAGAAGTTCGGCCCGATGGTCATCAATACGTGGCACTCCCCGGCCTTGGTACAAAAGTACGGACTGCGCGAGTGGTCCGGCCTTCGGACGCCGGATTCCCCATTCTACTCGCCAACCAGCCAGCATTGCGGACGGGCATCGGACAAACTGCTTGTGCGCGGAAGCGTGGATGCGGCGCGAGAATATATCATTTCCAACCCGTACGAATTTCCATTGATCGGCGGTATCGAATTGAAGGTACCGTGGCTTCACACGGATGTCCGGTCCTTCAACGGGATCAAACAATTTTCAGCCTAGGAGACCCACAATGAACGGTTTCAACATGAATGCGTTCCACAACTACTTCAACGCCGTCATCCTCGCCGTCGCTGCGACACCGATGGAAACCCTGACCCGCCTCATGACCGAAGCGATGGCCTGGAAGGTCGTCGCCGTGGTCAGCATCATCAAGCTGGGGATGAATATCGCTCGCGACGGCGTGTCCGGCATGGTGCAGGTACAGCCGCCCGTTGTTTCGGTGCCGGCGAAACCGTCCGAGTAAGTCCCACGATAAGGAGAAAATGTATGAAGAAATACGTCATCATAGGATTGCTGGCCCTTCTCTTCGCCGGGTGTACCGCGGCGCCCACTGGGGCGGATGCCACGCAGTACCGGATCCGGGAAGCCCAACTGAACCTCGATACGGTCGCCAAGGCCGTTCCTTTGGCGTCGTTCAGCCCAAGCGATCAGGAGTTCATTGGAAAGGTCGTTTCCGGCGCCCAGACGGCCCTGAAGGTCGCTCAGGCGGCCACTGGACAGACTGGCGCGGTAGACGCCTTGCAGAACGCCCTCCCGGCCCTACAGAAGCTCGTGGACGAGCAACCCGAAGGCAACGCCAAGGTGAACGGCCAACGGCTCGTAGCGGTGCTGCAGGTGGCCCTGCAGGTCATCCAGAACCAGGAACAGTTGAAGAAAGAGTTCTCAGCCCCTCCGGCGGCTCCCACGCCCGCCACCTAAGCCGGGGTACTCTCGGCCTCGCCTCTCCCCTTCGCCGCCCCAGGCTCTTCTGTTCGATCCTGGGGCGGCGAAGGCGGTCTACATCACTGACTTAGCGACCGGCGGCGTCTTCGGCTTCGGGTCGCATTCATACGTGGCTACCGCCCCCTTCGCGTCGAGGGAGATCGCTGCCAGCCGTGCGCCCGGGCAGAGATACACAGTACGGTCCCCGCGGAAATAGCCGAATGCCCCTAGAACAATCAGGGTTATAGGAGCCAGCATAAAAACCCATCTATCCACGTTACCTCCTCCCTTTCAGTATGCGAAATGTTATCAGAGTGAAACAGACGGTCAGCGCAATCAGCCATGCTGCGCCGGGCCATTCCAGACCGTTCAGAAGTCCCACCAGATCGTAGACGAACTCGAACGCACCGTTACTCATTGCCCCTCCGCGTCTTCCTTGTGATAGCCCGGATGTTTCGTCGCCATGTGCCGGGCGAGATTCTGGAACGTTCGCGAGCAGCACGGGCAAACCCCGTGGCTGACTCGATTCTTGATCCGTGTCACCTGGCCCTTCGCGGCGCGCCGACGACGTTCGGAGAGTTCGGCCTTCTGGCGGTTCCAGTCCGCTTGCTCACGTTGCCGCTGCGTCTCTCGTTTTTGGGCCTCCAGTTGCTTGCGGAGACGGTCGTTCTCGGTCTCAGTGAAAACCGTGCTCGCTTGGCAATACGGGCAATGCCATCCCTTACCGTCCTTCCGAGCACGGGCGATAAATTCATCAGTCAGTGCGTAGAAAGCCGCGCACTTCCAACAATCCAGCACGGTGAGACTACGTTGCGCATCGAGTGCGCTATTGATTACGACGGTCATACCCCCTCCTTCTGCTTCAGATATATCTCATACGCCGCCCGAGCGATCAACTCGTTGACGTGATTGAGATTGGCGACCAGGGCGAGCGTATAGCCGTACCAGTCTCCGGTTTCGCGCTTCTCGGCGGGGAGGTGTGCCCGGCAATCGGCCAGCGCCTTCCGAATTGCCTCCCGCTTCATCAAAAGGTCTATCATCGCTCACCCCGGCCAGACGTATGACCCGCAGATATCGGCCAGTATGTCGCTGACGTTGCGGGTTCCCGAGAGTAGTTTCCCGTTCTTCAGTTCTACGGTCACGCTGGCTCCGTCCCGCGGGCCTTCAATACTCACGATCTCCGATACCGCGACGAACTGCCAACGCGCGTCGTCTTTACGTGATATCGATACGAGCCCCCATTTCATGTCGCCTCCTTCTCGATTCCATGACCCCAACTGTCAAGGACGATTTCGCTCCCGCGACCGCCAGATTTCAGGAGAGTACGAACTCGAAGTCGGTAGAACTTCCCATCGAATGAGTAGCCCGGCGGCAGCACCTTAACCACAACGGCCCGCCGCCTTCCGCTCGTCCCGTGTCGATATGTAACCGTATCTCCCGGGACGAACGGGCATACCAGCTCGATGGCCCTTTGAAACAGTTCATTCCTCCTCTCCGATAGCACTTCGATCTCCTTATCGAGGAGGCTAATTTCATACATCGCCTTGTCGTACTCGCTTATTTCTCCCCCATCGTTTGCTGCCTCGAATCTCTCGACCGCCCTTTCGATCCGCTCGGCGGCCTCCTACGATTGAACGATCGTTATCGATTCCGCCGCGCGGGTGATGCCGGTATATAGCCACCGTTTCGCCTCCTCGCGGAATACCCCGCTCTCATTGACCAGCGTTATTCTCGGCCATTGGGAACCCTGCGACTTATGCACCGTGATGGCGTACCCGTAGGTGAACTCGTCGCGATCCCGGTCGCGCGGTAGTTCCTTCTCGCGGCCGAGGAAAAAATACGGGTGAACCTTCACGTCGAAGACGCTATCGTCGCCCTCGACGCGCATATAGACGGCCTGCGGTGTGACCTCTACATCGCGCACTGTCCACATCGAACCGTTGGTCAGACCTTTCTCCCGATTGTTTTTCAGGCATATCAGGCGGTCGCCGATCACGGGCATTTCCGTCCCGCACCCGAGGAGTTCGCGGTATCGACGGTTGTACGTCTCCCGCGTCTTGTTCATGCCGACCAAGACCTGATCCGCGCCGAGTATGTCCGCCTGCGTGTACTCGTCATACGAGATCACGCGGCAGTTCTGCCCGTAGTCGCCGAGTCTCAACCGACGGCCCTCGCGCGCCGCCGTGGCAAGCTGCAGGATCGGGCTGTCTTGGGCCTGACGGTGAATCTCGGTCAGCATGATGTCCGGGTCGCATTCGGTGAAATACCCGGTCCCGGAGATCGGGGGTAACTGGCCGGGGTCACCGAGCACCAGGATCGGCACGCCGAACGATTCGAGGTCACGGCCGATCTGCTCGCCGACCATCGAGACTTCGTCCACAATCAGAAGCCGCGCCACCGTGAGCGGGCTATCGGGGTTCAGGCTGAAGATCGGCTTGCCGGTCTCCTCGTCCTCGTCCACACGGTAGATCAGGCTGTGCAGCGTGGAGGCCCCGACGCAGCCCTTCGAGCGCATGACCAGCGCCGCCTTGCCGGTGTAGGCTCCGTAGGCCACGTTGCCGCCGACCATGCCGGCGATCTCGCGCGCAATGGTGCTCTTTCCGGTGCCGGCCCACCCGAATATCCGGAACACCTGGCGGCCTGCCGTTGCGTACCAGTTTCGCGCTTCTTCGAGCGCGGCTTCCTGTTGTTTCGTCCACATGACTACGTTACCTCCGTGAAGGCCTTTACGAACTCTGCCGTGATTTGCCGGACGATGGCATTGCCGTAGGCGCGCAGCTTGCCCACTCGGGCGGGAACCCCATGAGCCAGCGGGAATGTTCCGGGTTCAATGCGCCGCGCTTTTCCGTCGGCGCAGGGGATGAGGTCAAAGGGGGTCCAGAAATTGGATTCTGATTGTCGCCGTGAGAATCTGGCATCCCCCACTTGTTCGCCCTCGGAGTTGCCCACCCCGCTATCGCTGCATCGTGGCTCAACGCCCCGCCCGCCTGATTCGGTCCGCCGTTCGATCCGTCCGTCGCTCTCGGCGTGTTCCATCCCGCCATCGCCGCCTGTCTCGGCAACTGGTCCACGCGCGGCCGCTCCGACCCGTCCGGGTTCGTCCCCGTTGTCGCCATCCCCGGCGTGTCCTTCCAGTCGCGGCTCGATGGCGTGACCCAGCCGGCCATCGAAGCCACGTGGTTCAAGCTCACGGTTGACGACGCGCCTTTCGCCATCTGCGACCCGTCCGCGTTGCCTTTCGTTGGAGTCGGCCACCCAGAACAATCGTTGCCGGATGTGCGGCGCCCCGACGCCCGCAGCGCACAGATCGGCTCCTGCCCGCTGATATCCCATTCCTTCCAGGTCAGCGAATACTCCGGCGAGCCATTCACGTCCAGCCTTGCTCGCAACCTGTTCGCCAAACACTGTTGCAGGGCGGCACTGGTCGATAAGCCAGCGGAAGGCAGGCCATAGGTGGCGCTCGTCATGAACCCCAAGTCCTCGGCCTGCCGCGCTGAAAGGCTGGCAAGGGCATGATCCGGTCCACACGGGCCGATCACTCGGCCATCCGGCGAGAGCGAGAGCGAGAGGCCACCCGCCGATCCCGGCGAAGAAGTGGCATTGGGTGAATCCTTGTAGTTCTTCTGGCCTGACATCCTCGATGCTCCTGGTATCCACGAAACCGGCGGGGATCAGCCCCGCGTCCATTAACGCCCACAGCCATTCGGCCGCGTAGGCGTCGTGCTCGTTATAGTAGTTCATGCCCCCACCGAAAATGCCGGAACTACCGACGGCTTCGCTGCTTTCGCTTGCGCCTCGATGTAGGCGCGCGAGGCCTCGGTAGCTCCGGTGAGGTTCATTGAAATGTGCCCTTTCTTCAGGTACAAGATGGGGCGTCCTGATAGGCCGAGTTCACTGATCGAGACAGTCGAGCGACCGTTCGGCAGCGCCGGATGCCACTCGTACCCGAGGTTGTAGAGGACGCCTTTACGGTGACGGCGCGGGACGTTGAGACGCTTCGAATCGATCAGATGGTCGACGGCGAAGGAACTGATCCATCCGCCAGCGAATCCGTGACGCTCCTGCTCGATACACTCTACTATCTCCTGCTCGATCACGCCCATGCCCTCGCGAATCGCCTCCTCCGTGCTCGACGTGTTCGGCGCACGGATACCGAAGGCGGGGTTAAGCGCGTCCGGAATCTCGTAGGTGTGAAAGTAGTGCGCCATGATCGCGTAGCCGTCCTCTTTCTCCAGCCAGCGCCGCAGGTTCTTGAAGTATTGATGGGTCATGCCGTCCCGCTCCAAGTCGGCAACCTCCTGTTGCGCGGTGTAGAACGGGGCGAACCGGCGATCATTGCGAGTCTTGCGGAGGGCCGCCTTGTGATTCGTATTGAGGATGAAATTCGCGCATACGTCCACCATCCCCTGATCCACGCCCTTGAACTCGATCTCCTGCATGTTCCCGGTGATCATTGGTTTCAGTACCTCGATGATGTCTTTCTCGGAGTCATCGAAATACACGTCTTCGACCGTAATTAGGATGCGACGTGGCAACCAGCCGTTGAAGTTCTTCGACATGGTGCTGGCGCGCACGCTGTAGCAGTAGTCCGAACCAACGCACTCCCACATTACTTTGTTGATCGTTGTTTTACCGTTACCTTCGACACCTTGGATCAGCGGGCAATACTGAAATTTGATGCCGGGGTACTGCACGAGTGCGGCGAGGTAGGCGAGGATCACCTGTCGGTCCCATTCGACCGGCAGCATTCGACGAATAAGATCGAGGAACGGGGACGGATCGCCGGGAGTACGTCTGATCTGTGCCGGACGGTAGGTATTGACCCGCGTGAGGCTCGTCGAGGTCGTGTCGATATGCCCCGTCGGCAGTTCCGGCTTAAACCAGCTCGTATGCACGCGGGGAAACGAGAGCGCGCGACTCGACTCGAAGACTTTCCACGGATCGTCGGTTGTCTTTTCGTTCAGGTTGTCGAGATAGAAGATATGGCCGCTATAGAAGGCTCGGAAATTCTCTTTATCGAACAGAACGCCGTTCCGGTCCAGCACCCGTTTGATATCGGCGATATAGACGCAACCGCCGAAATAGGATACCTGCTCGGTCACAGTCATGTACCCCGTCCCCTGCCGCGCCTGTATCCCCAAGACGCCGTTGCCGTCGTTCCGGTTGACCAGCACGCCCTCGGCCGCCGCCCCGCCCGCGTCCTGCAGGACGTCGCCGCCCATCGAGCACACAGCGAGGATCGTACGGGGAAGGTAATCCTCGCGCTCGTATTTGTCCCGTAACAGGCCGGAGCGCAGCATGAGCCTCCTCATACGCTCACAGTCCCCGCCCGTCCAGAAGCGAAGGTGCGCAGCCAGGGCGGCATCGGCGGAGGAACGGTCGAACGTGTCCTCCCCGGTGGCCGGGTACGCACGCGCCAGTACCTCCTCGTTGCACTCCCACAGGTCGATGAACCGCGCGCCGCTGCCGAAGGCCTTCGTCACGCCGGACCGCAGCGCGCGGCGGATCAGCTCGTCGTCATCGGTCGGGCCATTCCACTCCGACACCGGGCCGTCGCGCCACTCGGCGCCCGTGGCCGACTCGTTGCCTGGGAAGTACCGCACGATGCCGGCGGTCAGGTGTTGCGTGAAGTCCTGCCATACCTCGCCGGTGGCGTTCGGCTGGCCGAGCAGGATGAAACGCTTGTGATGGTACAGTTCGATGCCGAGCTGCGTGTTCTTCGACTTGTGCGGCGGTATCTGTGTGTAGCACCCCCAGATATGCAGCCCCTTGCCCGATTGTGATACTTCGACCGCTGCGCCGGGGAAGTCGTTGATTACCGCGAGCGCGGTCGGTGTCCACTGTCCATCGGCCTGCAGGCAGTTGTCGATGTCGAGACAGAAGAATGGGTCGTTATCCGTCAGGACGAACGCCACCGGGAAACCGGAGGCGGCGATGGTGTCATAGTCTGCGTGGTACTGCGGGTCGTGTGCATCAACTCCGGTAAGGCCGTTCCGGTAATCGCATGGAATCTTATCCATCTTGCCGGTATTCGTCGGGACCAGCTTACAGGCGATGAATTGCCGGTAATGTCCCAACGCGGCGAGCGCAGCGGGCAGGGCCATGTAATCGTCCTTATTGTCTTATCTCGCCTGACTGGCGAGTGCGCGTTGCTTTAATTCAACCGGGATTGTCTCGACACGGCGATCACGATTGATTATCCCTTGTGCAATCAGCGTCAGGTTCTCGGTGCGAATCGCTTCCGCCAGTATCAGTCGGCGCATCTTGCCCACGCTGTCGAAATAGTGCGACACGAGACTCACCGAGCAGCCAACCCGCTCGGCGAGGTCTCGACGTGTCACATTCAGGTACCCGCGATCCGCGGCGAGTTCAACCGCCGCAGTCAACAGCATACTCATTCTGATCGCCGGTTCCAATCTGTCAGCCATATATCACCGTTTTATGGTTCGGGAGTCTGCCAGGAATTCGATCCAGTAATGCCCGTCCAGAGACGGCCGTACAAGTCCGCTGCCGTCCACTTCGGGGTCATGGATGATCTCGTTGCCGCACGCCAGGACGACATGATTGGCACCCCGCTCGTTCGCCCCCACGAGCAGATACACGACACCCGGGCTCCAGCTTTGCATCTGATCGAGAATCGGCTGATACCCTTCCTGTTCGTAATTGAGAAACGGAATCGACACAAGGCGCAGCCCGTAGATGTAAAGGAACCCGTCGATCATCTTACGGGCCTCTTTACCGTCGCGCCCCTCGCCGAAAAAGTGCGGCACCTGATCGATGGGTAGCTCGAATATCGAGGCGAGCACGGCGCGCATACTGTCGTCGAACGTGCCGCTCTCCGGGTCATGCTTGAACTGTTGGCTTACTGGGATCATTACAAGTCTCCCTCTGGGTTAGTGGTGAAACACGCATCGCCGCCCAGACCCTGCACCAGTTGAATGAACCGGAGCTGCGCCTGTTCCTCGGCGGTCCCTCGGTACTTCCAGCCCGGCCGCTTGACCTCGCGCGCCGTAAATACGCCGACCTTGTGTCCGAGATGTTCGGGGCCGATGATAACGGGACTGATCCCGATCAGATCGGACGACTTCACCTTATCGTTGAGATTCGCCGAATCGTTGCACAGGCCCCATCGGATGAAGCTGCCGTTCTCCAGCTTGCCGGCCCCGACGTTGTTGCGGAACAGGCGCTTCCCCTTGCGTGACGCGCTCATGCGGACCTGCGCGACCAGCGCCATCTCCGACGAAGCCGCCGCCTCGGCCTTCTTCACGAGGTAGTCGGCCCCCTGGGTCATCGTCGCCTCCAGATCGCGCAGCGCGTCCGAAGAAACACCCCATCGAGCGGCCCATGCGGCGAGCGTGTTCATTTCCTGAACCTCCGTCCTCTCCAGCCACCCGAAGCGCGCACCGGCCAACCGGCGGTCCACGGGAGCGGCTGCATCATGATTTGTTCCATCTCGGCAACGCTGCCGAATCCCTTGGGTACTTCTGCGACCGCCTCGTCGTACACATGCAGCACAATCGGATACCCGGCGGCTTCGAGGCGAAGAAGCGCTGGCATCAGGATATCGCGTGCCGTGGCCTGCACGATGTTCTCCGTCAACCGGCCGCCCCACGTCCGCATCCGAATCCACTGGTGCGTCGGACCGTTGTTCGGGTTCGTATTGTACCCCTCATAGCTGATGCTGTACCCGCCACGGTCCCCCTCTTCGAGGCGCGGGCGGTGGTAGACCAGTTCTCGACCGGAGAGAAGGCGCAGGTACAGGGCGTCGCCGCGCAGCGTGAACGTCATCCCGCGATACTCGAACGTGTGGCCGGGATACATGACCGCTTGCACGAATGCGCCTTCAACGCCGCTATATTCGCCCCACCCGTTGCGCGGCTGGCCGCCCCAGAACTTGACAATCTCCGGGCTGGCCGCGCGCCAGGCGAGGATAGCTTCCTTCATCTCCTCCTCGTTCATGAACTCGTCGGCGCCGAACTGCGTCCACGCCCCGATCCACCCCTGGTATGCTGAACTTAACTCGGAAACTTTGCCGAGCGTTTTCCTTAAAGGGTGGTGCTTGCCTTTATTCTCCGGCTTCTGTTCCCACCACGCGGGTTGCGCCAACTGTTGCGGCGTGTACCCGGCGTGCGTCATGAATTCCTCGAACGGGATGCGGCTGATCTTCGCCGCCGACATCTCATAGATTTTCCCGTGCGTGCGGAATACCTCCTGCCGCCACGTCTCTCCCGCCAGCTCAGCAATCACAACGGCCTCGATGGCGGTGTAGTCCGACCCGATCAGGTCGTGACCGTCTCTCGCGATGAACAGGCCCCGCAAGCTGCCGGAGACGGCCGCCATTGCGTTGCCGAATATCCATTCAAGCAGCGCCAGCGATCGATGCCCGATGACCTCCAGTGCGTACTCCGCCGCCTCCGGACCCCACTCGTGCTCGGTGGCCCCGACCGTATTCGCGCATACGGGGCACGCGATCTTATGCTGCGTGCCGTAATACGCCCCGCACGCCGCGCACCGATAGACGGCCGGGCCGGAGTTCGGCAGGTTAGTCGGCTGCGGGCCGTTGCCCGTCGCCCTCCCCGTTCGCGCGGCGTAGTAGAAAAACAGGTCATGCAGGCGACCGTAAGAGGTCACGCTGTTCTGCATGGCGAAGGCCTTCTTGACCGCCGCCGATCCGACCGTCTGGCGAATCTCCAGCGCGCGGCGAACGTGCGGCGGAAGGTTCGGAATAGTGAGGAGCGAGTCTACCGATTCCTCATCGAGCGAGGCGGTATGCACCCCCTGCGCCCCCAACCAGCCGATGAACCGTTGTACCTGCGATGCCTTCTCCACCGTGCCGTTGGTCAGTATGAAAAGCTCCCGGTCATACTGCTTGTGCGCCTGTCCGATCAGCGCGATACAGTCCTCGACGCCCTTCGTATCGATCTGCACGCCGCGATAATTGATCCGCTGATCGAGCAGCCATACCTGCAACTCGTCCGGCGTCAGATCGGGGATCATGGATGCGATGCCCGCCTCGGTTCGCACGTCCTGGTCACAGTATGCGTAAAACTTCTCCGCTTCGGCCGGATGCTCCGCCGGCAGGTTCCGGAGTCGGTCATCCTTCTTCGTCGGGTTCCGCGGTATGCTGAAAAACCGTATCAGCCGCTCGCCCTCGGGGTCCTTCTGTTGCACGGCGTCAAGCACGCTGGCGGACATCTCCAGCTTCGGCGCGAGAGCGTGAGCGCGAGCACGGGCCTGCGTATCGCGCAACTGTTCGAGAGAAAGCGGCGGGAACCCATACTTGCGCAGCCCCACGCAGTTCCATATCCAGTGTTCGAACGCGCTATTCCAGGCGGCGAGCAGCCCGCCTTGCACGACGTAGGTGAACAGGTCCATCGGGAGAGGTTTACCCGGCTGCCAACGCTTTACGCCTTCGCCCCGCAGAAGGTCGTAGGATAGCGTGACGATCTCCGTTGAGGGGTGCATCGCGTAGACCGCCGCGCCCACTACCCTCAAGCCGCGCTTCCCCTGCGGCGCGTGCGGAAGCCCGCGCCACTTCCGGTCGGCGGTATCCCAGACATACCCGGCCTCGCTATACGTCTCGAAGTCGATAGACGGGTAGACCGGATGGGCTGGCGGGGGCGGCGCGGTCATTAGTGCCGGCTCTCCGAAACACCCGTTTCCATATGGACGGATAGAGAATGAAACCCGGTAGAAAACACGCTTATCAAGCCCACCATTTCCTGAATCAATTCGTGAGATGGGTTGAACGCCTTCTCTCGTATCAGGAACCCCGTGTAGTTATGAAGGAGGGTATGCGACACCGCCGCCAGGAGTATCTGGTTCTTATCTGACATATCGCTGGTATCCAGCCCCAGTACGGTTATGACCCTGCCTAACTCTGCACGGAAATCGTTGAACTCGGGGTATTTCTCCAGAAGTGCCCCGTGCGTAGTGATCCAGTCCCATTTCATGCCTACCCCCTTTGTCGCGCACGATTGATCCGACGCTGAAGCTGCACGTTTTCCCGTTGCATCCGGTACGCGCGTACCTCGACACGGCGCGGGGTGCCGACGAACCCTGCCAGCGTACGCGGGGTACCTCGCCGGTCCTCACGCGGGATACCGTGACGCTTCAGCGTCTTCGCCCCCGTCGCAGCCTGACCGCCATACTGAAACCAATGATGCCGCGCGCGAAACTTGCGGCTGCGTTCTGAACGTGTTTCGTTGAATTTAGCCACGTCAGCCCCCGAAGATAATGTAGGAAAGCAGAGTCGCGCTTACGCCGAGCATTAACCCGGCCGCACCTACTGCCAGGACAACCCCTAAAGTGAATCGCATTATGTATCCCCCGAAAAAAGGGCCGGGTGTTACCCCGGCCAACACTTCCCTGCCGGAATTAGCCGACCATGTACCCGTGCTGAACGAGCAGCGCGTCCGTCCATCCCTGGGCGATGTATTGCTCATAAGCGACTCCGTTGGCCTTGGCCGTCATCTGACGGCCCGCAGGAGCCGGAGGAGCGGCGGGAGCACCCGGAGGCGGGGCGATGCCTGCCCCGGCCATCGGCGCGGCACCGGGAGGGTGCAGGAACGCCGGAGCGGGCGCAGCGGCCGGAGCGGCAGCGGCCTGGGGAAACGGTGCCGCTCCGCCGGCGGGCGCGCCGAACTGCGGGGCCGCGGCCTGTACCGGACGAGCGCCCGCAGGCATCGGATCGGTCGGGGCCGCACCGAACGCACTGGTATCGACCTCGGTAGCGATCACATCGCCCTCGTACATCAGCGCCACGGCCTTCGGGTTGATGTAGACGCCCGGCGAAGGGGACGGGGCGTTCCCCGAAACCTCGGCCAGCACGCGGACGAAGTACCCCGGTTTGATGGCCCCCTCGGCGGTCAACTCCTGCGAACCATCCGACGTGACCAGCTTGGGCGGCCATCCCTGCGAGAACCAAATGATCCAGTTCCCCCGGTTGTGCTCGGAATCGGCGAGGACCTTACCGCGCTTGTTGGGGGTGCGGTCGTCGCCGTCCTTGATCTTCCAGGCGAACGCCGGCAGTTGATACTGCTGCGGGTATGCCTGCGCGCCGACCTGCAAAATCTGCTGGCCCCACGCGGTCTGCGACCAATGCTGGCCCTGTACCTTCGGGATTGCCACGCCGAACGAGCATTGCATCGAGGGCGTGCCATCCTGGTTTAGTTTCGGTTTGCCGTAGCTGTCGGTGCGCGGCTGCATCTTGTAGAGACTGCCGCCGATCATACGGCCCGTCGGAAAGAGTATCTCGGACATGGTTTGTATCTCCTATCGTTACAGTTGAGTGAATGCCTTGCGGGTGTTGATGTTGTCGTCGATGACGAGACGAACCGCCCCGGACCTCTTCTCGGTGAAAGCCTGAACGACTTCGGGGGCAAGTCCGGCCTTTATTGCTTGTTTCGGCGTGAGCGCCGACGGTTTCCGCACGTTGACGCCGAGCGCGTCACTCGTAGCGAATATCTCCTCCAGCGGTCGCGCCCATATCTCACGCCCCGCACTGGCCTCAAGACCGATCCCCGGCACACGGGTTCCGGTTCGAAGGGTGTGCATCAGGTACTCCTCCAGCCCCGACGAACGGGCCTTCAGAGCCTCGATGGCGTCCGCCAACATCTTGTACTCACCACCGGCAGCGGCGGGCGTCAGTTCGTGCGGGACGGACTGCCCGGAGATTTCCACGGCGCGCATCGCCTTCGCCTGCAACGTCGGGCAGGCATGGCGTGCGGAGCAAAAATCGCACTCCGGCCCCGTCACTGTCGGCGCGTCCGGCTTCATCGCCGCGTCGCACGCCGCTTTCGCCACGTTGACCATCGCCCGCAGATCGGCCGCCATGGTCTTCCACGTTCTGATCGGGCCGTTCTTATGGTAGCTGCGCGGCTGTACGATGCAGAACGTGACCGGGAAATGCTGTTCTTGTAACCCATCGATCTTGAGGCTATCGAGGATACCAACGGCATAGGTCACTAACTGCCAGTTCTCGAACGCCTCGACGAAGTCGTGACCGAACTTGTAATCGATGACCACCAGGCCGCTAGGATTCGCCCACACGTCCGGCGTACCCCAACATTCCGGATGCACCCGATGACAGGCGACAGGGGCTTCGATGTTGAGCGTGCGCGGCATCGGGATGAATTGATCGACCGCCTCCACCATCATCTCCGCACCGTCGCGCATCTCGTCCGTGATCTCGACTCCGTCCGGCGTGACCGTGAAAGACTCCGTCACCTTCAGACCGTATCGAAGCGCCTGTTCCATGACCCAATGTGCCGCGCGCCCCTCGATGGCGCTCGGTGAATCCTCCCGCTCCGGGTATTGCTTCTGCAAGGCAACGCTACCGGGGCATTGCACCGTGCGCGCCATCGAGGACGGAGCGAGAATTGAGTGGCCGGCGGTCATACCTGAACACCGAGCGTCGCCAGAACGGCCGGGATCAGGTCCAGCCGGCTTGCCAGCGCAGGCAGCGTCGGGACGCCGTGCTTCTGGCACGCAGCGGCGGCGTCGGCCATGATCGTCGGCTGCGTTGCGACCCGCGCGGCGATGGTCTTCATGAAGAACGGGAAGTCCAACGTCGGAGCGCCGGCGGGTGCAGCGGGTGCAGCAGGTGCGGCCGGTACAGCAGGTGCCGCAGGTGCCGCAGGTGCCGCAGGTGCCGCAGGTGCCGCAGGTGCCGCAGGTGCCGCAGGTGCCGCAGGTGCCGCAGGTGC